CCGAATACAAATTCACCGTGCATGGTCTCGCCTCCTTGCTCCCAAGACACGATGGTGAATCCGCAGTCGTAATGCTCCGACAGGATGCGCTTCGCTTCTGCGAGTGCTTCCGTTCGCTCGGATTCAACCGTCGGTTGTCTCTTTTTTTTCAAGCAAGAACGTCTATTTTTTTAGATACTCGGTTGCGTAAATTGGCGAGCATATCGCGCTCGGTCATGCCTTTCGCCCAATGCGGACGTAGCTGATAGTGGGGTTCGTCAACGAACTTCCAGTCGCCGCCCCATTCCATGCCGAGCGATTTGCCGAGCGTTCCTAATTCGTTGTAGAGCGGGTGCTCTCCGCAATACTCTTTGCCGCGAAAAATACCGATATCGAAAGCGATGCCGAAGTTGTGATTGCTGTGACCGGCGGCGGCGTTCGTGACCTTTTTTCCTGGAGTTGTGCGGCCCCGCGCATAGAGCGCATCTTGCTCCATATATGATCGAGTTCCGCTAATGATCTTAACGTCACAACCGACCTTTGCACAGATGACCTTTGCAACGCCTAGAAAGGCGCGTGCGGCCTTTTGCATCGCTGGGTGGAGCGTGGCAAGCTGAATCTCGCTGCGGTCGTCAAACGTCATTTTTTGAGCGATGGTATTTCTGGTAACTCATAACAAAAAGTGCCGTAGTCCGTTTTTACGCATAACGAGGGATTATTGAATCCAGCGCATGAAGTCAAAAGCGCCATTCCCAAGAACGCGAAGCTGAGAACGATCATCCAAAGCGCAATTTGTTTGGCGTTCATTTTTCTTTTCGGAAGATTTCTATCAAGCCGATGATCGCCGCAAGTGCCGAACCAATAGCGTCCCATTTCGCTGGTTCTAGGCTAAGTCCGGCAACCGCGCCGATGATGGCGATGCCGCGAATTGTTGACGGTTCTTTCAATTTTGCTAGTAGTGTTTTCATGGTTTTTTTGATTTCAACATTTTATACAGCGATACCGCGCCAATGCAAATTCCGAGAACTAGAGACGTTAGGCGAAGCCACGCTTCGGCCTCGCTGAACGAAATTAAAACAGCCGTTGCGGGTGCGCTCGTCCCGACGAACGTATGGAAAGTGTGACTGTCCATTATCCAATCGAGTTTTGAGTGATGAGTTCCTCGGCCAGCGTGCATGGTTGAAGAATAATCGTGTTGCGCTCACCGCTTGTGGTTAGCTCGATTTCGATATCAGCCGCGACCGACGTGCTGTTTTCCAAATAATCGCGCACGCCGAACGTATTGAAATTTACGGATGCTGTTTTTGCTGGGTTTGCAATGAGTGAGCTAGCCGGTTGCAACGTCGGCATATTGAATGCGCTTTTTTCGCCGATAAATGTTATATTGAAAAAGTCATTTATGCTCGCCACGCTGACATTATTGCTTCCGATAGATTCAAGGGCGACAAGCGCATTTGAAATGTCTGCTGCCGAACACCCAGCAGCAATCGGCGATGTCTGGCGCAAGATTGTTGTTGCTATGCTTGAGCCAGAAGTGGTTGCAGAACCATTGCTAATTATCCCGCTATCATAAAAATTTGATCCCAAACTGAAAGCTGTTATCGAAGGTGTTTGCTTAACGAAATATTGGAGGCCTTGAGTATATCCAGAGATTGCGCTGAATCCGGTCAGAGTTACAATCTGATTTATCGCAAAGCCGTGTGTTTGCGTGGAGAAAATTATTCCACTAGTAAGGATTGAATTGATATTTACCGAGTAGGTCGGGACAGTAATGCTAAAAGACCCTTGGGCTGCGGGCCTTGAGAATGAAAGTTTTTGAACTGAGTTTGTAAAATCACTCCCTGTTATGGTTTGAGTAATGCTAGTGGTCACCGCCGTTCCCACGTCCGTCCAAGTCGGTTGATATGCAGCAGGCGCAAGCCTAAGCTGCAACTCTTGTATTTCGGACGTTGTGGCGTCTCCGGCTAGGCGTTCGTCAATGAGTGCCGAGGCTGTCGGAATCAGGTGCGATACGTCCGCTGTGATCGCGCTCCGAGTTCCTGCGGAGTTAAACGAAATAATGAAATTGCTCCCCATCGAACCGTCAACGGACACTTTTCCGATGCTTGTAATTGCTGAAAGCGAATTAAGCGCGGACGATATCGCTCCGGCGGTCGCGCTGAATCCAATGGCTCCGCTCGTTTCACCCCCGAACGATAGAGTGAACGTGCCACTTGTCGGGACACCCGTGCGAGTTCCTACGCCAAATTTCACGCTCGATCCGGTCATATCGACTACGCTAAACGGCGTTGAAATGTTTCCCGTCGCCTCAAGGAAATACAGGTTGATCGGGCCATTGTCGCCCTTCACAAAGCGCGGCGGTGCTGATGGAGTGAAGTTCGTCAGGCTCGTAGCAAGCCTGCGGTTTGTCATGTCAATAAAAAGATCGCGTGCCATTTATTCGGGTGTTTTGTCAACAGCTTCCCATTTTCCTATCGGGCATCGCTCAGTTGCCATGCGTAGCTTCGCCCAAGTTGAGCATCCACATTTGCGGCAGCGGCCCGTGTTGTTCAAGGCGATGGCGTCCCATTCGGGGCAGGCGCGGCAGGTGGCTTCGCGGGTTGCGAGTGCCTCCGGTGGCGTGGTCGCGAAGCCTGCGCGGGCGAAGCGGTGCGCGGCGTTGCCGATGCGTGCAAGTATTTGAGCGCGGAGCATAAAAATATGTATTATTCAAAATTACAAAACCCAGTTGCCGTGACGCCTTCATATGTTGAATTATTTCCCCACTCTAAAGTGAAGGCCGTGACACCTTTAATTTTTACTTCGAGTGTTCCTATCGGAGTAAAAGGGGGATATTCGCCAGTCGCCGCAGAAAGTGTAATTCCACCAATGCCATCATATTCAGCAAAAAAACCAAAAAAGAAATATAAATTTCTTTGCCCTTCAAAAATGCCAAGGAGAGATAACATATAAATATAAAACAGGCCAAGCGGTTCTTCTGGATACGGCTCAACAACATTCAAGCAACCGGGAAAAATATTTGTAGTCTTAGAATCACCTTTGGTTATTCCATCATATGTCATTTGCACATTGTAACTGAATGTTGTCGAATTAAATATGTCACTATATTGCTGAGGCGTTAAATTATCTACCAAATCCAATGGCTGGATTTGCTCGCACCCCCCACAACACGCGCACTCCACAGCGCGAAGGCCGCCGCCTTCTTCGTCGGTTTTGATCTTGATTAGCCCTTCTGGTGTGCGGCCTAGTGTCATATTAGCATTCCTCGGTGGCGATCCATGTCAGCGAGCCGTTCACGGAGCCTAGAACATATGTTCCAGACCCAGGCGACGCTGGCAACGAAAACATTTTCAGTTTGCGTGCCTCATGCCCATTTAAGCCAGTAACGCTTTCAACATATTTGTCCTCGATTAAAAGTGTTGCAAATACAAAATTCTTCATCAAATCTTGCGCGCTAATTTGATATGGATAGCCACCCCCAGAGCTTTGTGAGGCCGATTTCACTTTCGCTTCAAAATCGACTGGTATTTTTATAGACATATTTATGGGACTGTAATTTCTTCTTGAAAATCAGACATGCCATAATCGTTGTAGGCACGATATTTTACAGTGTAATTTCCTGCTGAGAGACTAATTGTGATCTTTCCTATTCCGCCCAATATGTTATATGTGACACCATCGACCTCAATCTCAAGTCTTGTTGCGACGTTCAAATTTGCACCGTAAAAATTTATGCTCGTGCTAAGGGTTGAAAGCCTAATTGTCGTAGTGGATAAGCCCGAAATTGCTCCAAAATCAATTATTGTTGGAGCAGCTTTTTCATAAAAAGCGCCAAAATTGATAAGGCCTCCCTCCATTTGATTAACCGATACATCTGTTATAGGTATGATGTATTCCGTGAATTTTCCATAATTTGTTGAATTTATGCTTGAATGAGTTATCTCAAGTGGTATTTTGCTACCAGAAAACCCTGGAGTAACATACGGATGTCTTGCTTGTTCTAAAGGTGACCCAAAATAATTCACAGGGTAAGCGTGATATTCTGCATCAGTGAATCTAATCGGAGGATTGTTTGTTCCAACCGAATAGTTACCATTAAGAAAATCAGATACATAATATAATTGGTTGGTTATATTATTCCCATTTGTGTCATATATTGGAATGTTTTTTAAAACAGAGTCTATTTGAGGGAACTGATTTTCTGGCAAAACGATTTTCAGAGTTGGCAACGGAATAACAATATCGATATAATCCATTGGCAAGGAACTTGCGACTCCTGCGTATAAGAAAAAATTGCAACCGCCAGCTGCGCAAGAAAATTGTCCTTTTTGTGCATAAACTGGGATTTGAAATGCACTTGAAATTGATGTTTGTGTGCCTGTCGTATTTATGCGGCCATAGGCTGTTACAGTCGCCTGAATAAATCCGTTGCCTAGGTTTTGAAATGACGGCTCAGGATAAATAAATGCCCCATCGATACACGGTTCAGAATTTTCTATCGGATCGCCTAATTGGAACGCACTATAATCAACATCATCGGCTCGGCAAATATATTGTTCTTGAACCATGCACAACCCGGATTCCCATGTTTTAAAATTCCGATTTGGTTGCTTGATCCAACCTTTTTTTCCGTGATAAATGTAGCTCATATTAAATCAATGCTGCGACCGGCAGTTTTCTTTCAAGTGTTTCGACGGTGGTTTTGATCGTTTCGACAAACCCTTTTATTTGATCCAAAATCCCGCTCACGCCCGACTTCGCGGCCACGTCAAGCTCGATGCCGTCCTTTACCGAGTCGCGCAACCCTTTAACGCTCTTTTCTGCGTCAAGCGTGGTTTCAACTTTTGAAAAGGCAGTATCAGTTGATTTTTTGGCTGCGTCGTATTTCACAACCAAATCTGCTTTCAGTGGATTTCCACCCATAAATGCAATAAGTTCGCGGATTTTTTCTTGTCCCTTTTCAGAATCAATAGGGTTTTTAGAAAGATCAGTTTTGATGCCATTAAAATATGTCACAACTGCTCGTATTTGCTCTTCTCCTGTCTGCCCTATTTTGTCTAAGTTGAGCTTTTTAACAAGATCGGGGAAGCTCTTTTGCGCCAGATCGGTTCCAAGCAATTTATCCATTGCCTTCAACTCATCTTTTGCGGCATTTGCAGAGTTCTGCGCCTTGTCAAGAGCCTGAATCTCTTTCATTTTTGAAAGCGTATCAGCAAACCCCGTTGCGGAGGCAAGGCTCTCATTTAGTTTTGCGGCGTTTTCTGCTGCCTTGAAAAACAAAGGATTTCCGTCCTTGTCGTATTGCTTTATGTTTTTTGAGTTGGTTGCGGCGATAGCCATGTTGGTTGCGAAATTTTGAGCTTGATCTTCGCCTAGTCCAGCTGCCAAGGCTTTTTGATAATCTTCAAGCCATTTCTTTTGCGCTGTAAGAGCCGTCATGTGCTCTGTATCTCCGGTAGCTTGCGCTGTCGCAAACTCAAGCTGAAATGCAAGCTCTTGTTGTTTCAGCGCATTTTGCTCGGCTTGTTTTGCCGTTTTTTCTGCATCAACCTCAGCCGATTTTGCCTGTCCTTTTTGATATTCGTCGAAATACTTGCGAGCCTCTTGTTCTGCCTCCGCTTGCGCTTTCGTTGTATCATCAACAGCGGAAGTTTGCGCAGTTTGCGAAGTTGTGATCTCTTGAGTTAAGCGGTCAATCTCTGCCTGATGCTCTTCGATTCCTGTAAATAATGGCGCAACGCCTTCCATATTCGCTTTGAAGTTCTCAGGTATGTTCCCCATTGACTCACCAGCTTTCTCAGAGGTCAACTCTGCGTGAATTGGTATTACATCAAGCGCGGTTTTAACTTCATTTGCAGATGTTTCTGCTTGGTATCTGAAGGTGTCTGCCATTCCAGATTTACCGATAGCATCCATAAAATCAGCCATTACAAGATAAAGTTTTTCTGTAATGTATCCAGAAATCAAATTCCCGAAATCTTGGAACAAAGCAACAAGAGGCCCGGTTGAACTAAACTGATCCATGATAAAATCACCGGTTGTTTTAAATGCGGCAACCATGCTCGCATAAATACTATTCCCTGTCTCCTTGAATTGAAGCTGAATCGCTTGCCCTACAATTTTAAATGCCGTGCCCATTTCGCCAGCATTAATGGCATCTACGGCGGCTTGGAACCCCTTCATTCCTTGCCCTGCGCCCGTGAAAAATCCGGCAAGCTCTTGCCCTATTTTGGCAGCATCTATTCGCGTAAGAGCGGTAGTTAAAGCGTCAAGAGCAGGCTTTACTTTATCAATAATTCCAGCCGCAAATTCTACGAATTTACCACCGATGACAACCAAGCTATCGCTGATTCTGTCGAATTGCGCTGCCCCTTCTTTCATAATCTTGGGCAACGATCCGAGTTGATTCTTTGCTGTCTCAACCTCGCCATCCATGTTTGCAAATAATTGGTTCAACGCACCGCCAGATTTTCCGAATATCTCCATCGAGACGGCGGCACGCTCCGCAGGGGCTGGAATGCCAGCGATTGCTTTTCCTATTGCGCGGAGTTGCTCGTCTGGAGATAGGCTTTGGAGCGTTGAAAGCGGGATGCCTAGTTTCGTGAATGCGTCAGCGGCCTTGCTTGTTCCGTCGCCAGCGTCAACGATGGCCTTTTGCATTTTGTTTAGGATCGGCCCAAGAGAATCGGCCCCGACTCCTGTATTCTGGAAAGCTCTTTCCAAGAGCATGACTTTATCGACAGCAACGCCTGTGCGGTCTGAAAGCTCTGCAAGCCTGCCACCCATATTCAACGCATCCCCAAAGCTCTGAACGGTCTTCTGCGCGACAGCAAAGGCCGCATCAATCGCTGCCGTCCCAAGTTTAACTGCCGCTCCCGCGATACCTGCGCCTATTGCTATTTCTCCAAATCCTATTTTACCCTTTTTCCCAGCGTCTTCGGCTTTATCGCCAGCCGTCTTCATGTCCTTGCCTAGTTCATCGACCTTTGGTGAGGTTGTGGTGGACTCTTTTCCTACCTTCTCTACGTCTCCGGCAATAGCTGCAAGTGCTTTTTCGGTTTTCGATAACTCTCCGAGTTTTTTCATCGTCTCGTCAAGCTCATGCGCCTGCAACGATGCTGTTGCCGCTTTCTCTTTCAGATATTCCATCTGCGTCCGAACAAGGCCGAGTCGCTCGCTTGTTGTTAAAAGCGGTTGATTCATTTTCTCTTGCGTCTTCGCAAGAATTTCCTCTTCTGCTGCTAGTTTTTTAGTTGCTTCAATCGCGGCCTTTTCTTCGTCCGCTAGTTTTTTGATATCAGCGGCGGCAATCTCATCAGCCAGTTTTTTAGTCGCCTGCGCCGCAACCCTTTCTTCTTCTGCGAGCTTTTTCGTTGCTTCTGTTGCAATCTTTTCAGCCTCCGCCAGCTTTGCTGTCTCGCCGGACAAGTCCATGAACATTTTCTCCATGCCTTGGAGCTTCTTCAATTCGCGCATGGACTTCTCAACCTCGTCCGTAGACATCGCAGTTGTTCTCTGCTGCGTCTCCAGGTTCTTCATGCTGTCACGAATGCCCTGCAGTGTCTTGTCAAGACCTGTGTCGGTTGCTCCAAATTCTACTGTAACGTCGGCCATTTTATTAAGTTTCTACAAGGGTTTTTTGTCTCTTTTTTAAAGCGTATTCGATTTGCTTTTTCATTTTTGAAGTGACAAATCCAATGGCAGTATGTTTTTCGCTCTCTGTTATTACTGAGCTTGCCCACGGAGTCGTGTTTGTCATTATCACGCGAGGATTTTGGGGATCGGACGTCAGGTCTTCAGTCTTCCCGTTTTTGAAGTCGGCGGTGTGACGTATCACCCAAGGCGGTATATCTGCCGTCAGCTTGCCTTTGTTGACCTTTTTAAGTTGTAAAGCACAATTTGCCCATCCCGCTTTGGCGATACCAACTTTTTTGATTGTTGATTTTATGTAATCATCAAGCGTCTCTTTGCTGACAAACATTTTATCAAGAAATTTCCATCGTCCGATATTTCGAGTATATGAACCAGCAGAGGACGCCTTTCCATTTACGAAATTTTTCTTGTGGAAAGCTCGCATTTCCGACGCCGATGCGTCTGGTCGAAACATTGTTTTTTCTGTACCATAAGCAAAACCATCCTTGCCCACAAAAAGCCTGACGTTGTCGCCAGTCTTATACCAAGAATACCCGCCCTCTTCAGTCATTGCTGGCCCAATCGCCCCAAATATTCCAACGCGCCGTTTTCTTCCAATGAGATCGCCCGTGATGGCCTTTTCTCCAGTTTCTCTAGCCTTATTGTCATCTCCGAAAGGCTGCGTCCGCCTAGCCAGTTCAACGCAAAGTAGGCGCGCCGATACAGACACGGCGTCAGGAATTGTGACTGCGCGTATCTCTGCGTAGTCCTTCATGATCTGCTCGAATTTCACGCTCTCGAATTTAAACTTTGCCATATTTTGCGAGTGTCGCCTCTATGGTGGCGAAAGCGTCAACATCCACGCTGGCGTTGTTGCGCGACCACGGGCGGTGGATTCCGTTTGCGTAGTCGTCAGCCTGGAGCAACTGCAAGCCCACGGCGAATGGGAGTTCTTCGAGGATGTGAGCGAAGCCCCAGCCGGTCAGCTTAACGAGTCTGAAGACGTAAGCCGCAAGCCAGTTGGGGCCGTTTAGTTTCCCGATCCTGATCCTGCCTTAGATTCGGTTGCCGATGCGTTGTAAAGCTCAAATGCGGCGTTCATCGCGTCCGTCATTGCCGATATTTCAAGGTGGTGAACCATGTTGTTTTCGATCCACGAATCCACAGCGTTGATGAATGCGCTTCGGTCATTGACGACCGAACGGATCGCGCTATACGGCTCGCTGTGCAGGTATGCGAATGCGGCAGATTTCCATACCAAGTCCATGTTGCCGCTGAAGACCTCGTTGCGTTGCATCCAGCTAATCGTGAGCGCGGTGATCGGTCGCAGGATGCGCCCGTTTACTTTTTTCGGCCCGTCTTCCATCGCTTGAATGCGAAGGATTTCGTCGTCTTTTACTAGGTCTGTGTTTTGTGTCTTTTTCATTATTTTAAAAATCTGGTCATTTCCTGTTTGGTCTTGTCCGAAGCATTCTCGCTGATCGCGATGCGCTTGCCGTTGTGCTCGATCTCGATCAAGCGCGGCGTGTTGCGAATGATGTCCACAAGCACATCTCGGTTCGCCAATGCGGCGCGGATGTAGCAAAGCGGATTCTCTGGGTCTTTGATTTCGAGTTCGTCGCCTTCCTTGGTCATCTGGCGGTAGACCTGTGAGGCGTCTTGGCCTTTTGCGTTCTCGCCTTCAAACCAAAACTCCG